CCAAAGTTTGTAGCATATAAGTATTGTCTTGCAATTTCAGCTTGGTCATAATCATTAGAAGGATCAAGTTCTCTGATCTCTTCTACTTGAGCTAGAGTTCTAAATAAATTCTTAAGATCTTGTCCACCATCTGCTACATACTTAGCAGCATATTGCAGTTCTTGGGGTAAAGACTGGAAAAATTCTTTTGGAGTATTCTCTCTAATTTGATTTTCCCTTTCTTGAAAGTTTGCTTCAAAAAGTTCTCTAAAATCTTTAGTATTATATTCCTCTAGGGATTTATCATCATCAAAAGGGATAAGTGTACCTTCCTCAATCATTTTAGTTGCTAGATCATAAAGACCAGACTTATCTAATTTAGGTCTGCCTTTATTACCTGCATCTTCTTCTTGAGCAATAAGACTATCAAGTTCATTAATTGTCTCCTCAACTTCAATTTGTTTTTCCTCAGCTTCTTTCCTTTCTATAGGAGTTTTTGCTACAGGATTGTCAAAGAACGTCATATCTGTCTTCTCTGCTGTGAAGACTGATTTCTTTTCTGGTTCATCCTTGTCATCAGGAAGCATAATGCTTTCTGCACCAGGTGTACCAAAAATGGCATCAATATCTACATCTACTTGTCCTACCGTTGTAGAATCTTGAACCTGATCATTCAGGCTGTCAATGTCATTTGTCATGTTGTTGGTTTTTTATGTTATACTTTAATATACAAAATAAACTTGGAAAATTTAAAAGTCAAAAATTAATTTTTTGCACTATATAGCTAAACCTATTTTTTCTTTTTATCTGAAGATTTAACATCATACTTGTTTTTGTTAACTCTTGCTATTTCCAACTGTTTATTTGCAATATCTTGTTGCACTTGTAATTTCTGTTGTTCTACATCCATTTTTTGTGAATGTTTAACCATATCATCACTTTGCTTCTGTCTTTGAATATCCATCTGTCCTTGATACTGTTCAGTCTCCCGGATTTCTTTCATAGAATCTCTAAAGTCAGATTGTTGATTCTGATTAATGTCAACCATAGAACCATAACCAGCAGCTCTAATTTCAGCAACAGTAATATCTTTTTGAATCATCTTATCATCTCTTTGAGCAGCTGATTCAATTTCCATTTGTTTTTGTTTCTCTGCAGATTCAAGTTGTTGCTGTTGTAACTGTTGTTGTTGTTCCATTTCAGCTTGTTTCTGATCTTGAACTTTCTTCTCAGACATTTTAAGAACAGTATTAATCTCAGCAATTGAGTCTGACTGAACAATTTTACCAAGATCATAGATTGATGCTCCAGTAGTATTGTTTTGAATAGCCATTTGCTTTAATTGTTCTAATACAGCTCTATGGTTTGCAGTAGTGCTACAGAAGATATTTAGATCTCTCATTAGAAGATCTGTACCTTCCACCTGAAATGCTACTTTTTCATCAGCTTCAGTAATGTAAGTAAGTCTTGTAGAAGGTTTAGTAGAATGGTAGAACTGTGCTAAGTCAGTTCTCATCTGATGTACTCTTGGCATTAAGTAATCACAATGCTGAATAAAGTACATTTCTGTTTGTGCATATGATGCAGCTGCAGCTTGCTCTACTCCGGTAGCAGTCATTTGAGATAACTGTTGTCCCATTCTTTGAGGGTTTACCCCTATTACTTCATAAGCTTGTTGCTTAAAGTGATTAGCCAACTGTACTCTGGACATTAATCTTTCTGTCTGAGATAGATCTAGTTTCTGGAAGTGTTGGAAGTTTAATGCATTCTCTGTATTTGTAATAGATGTATCTAGAGGAAGCATACCAAAGTTCTTCATTGCTACATATGCTTTAGCATAGTTTCCTTTACCCCAATCTTCACCTAATGAATGTCGTGGTAAAGTATTTTGATCAAGCATGATGATAGTACCAAGTTCATCTACTAGGATATCTGCAATTTGATTATTTACAATGTTATACCCAATCTGGTATGGCTTCATTAAATCAATAAGAGCAGTAGACCTTGTGTTTCTATCTGAAAATATAGATCCTTCTACCGGTAACTTACATCCATATAAAGAGTTATCTCCTTTAAATTGAAATTTTAATGGGCCTATTTTATGCTTATCTACACCAATATAAAGTGGTGTAAATCCTCCAGGATTATTCATACCCCAATAAGAAGGAATATTTGGTCCAATCTTAATACCACCCCAAACTTCATTAATCCAGATCCAATCAATATGTTCTCCATATACAAGATTATCTCTAGTTTTATTTTTGTATAGTCTGGTATCATAGATAGGTTTATCTGTAATAGAATAATCTTCACTTATGATCTCTGTAGTAACTTCTCCTGTTTCAGATATCATTGTTAAGTGTCCTACCTTTTTCTGAGACTTCCAATAACCTGTAGTTACTCTAAGTAGATAAGCTGTTCCTAGATCATAATAGTCTTCTCCTTCAGCAAGGATTTGTGTAATAATATCAGAACCATCTAATACATTACCACCCATAAAAGATGTGTATTGTCTGTATGCTAATGAAGGCATGTTAGTATTCCAATCATGAGGTTTTGTACCATCATAGAAACTACCATCATTCTGAAGACCTCCAATATTATATGCAGCTGATCTAATTGGATAAATAGCTTCTAATGCTTCTAACTGTTCTTCTGTCATTAAATAACCATACTTATCAATAACATCTGATGGTGTTAACATATCTGTTTTACCAACCCAATTAGCTTGAGAAATATATCTATTATCTGGAGACTTGTGATAAAAAGTAACTACTGGATTCCAAAGCTCTACTTCATAATCATCCTCCATCATTCTAAAATGCCAGAATTCTCTATCTGTAATAAGCATGTCACGGAACCCCCTTTCTTCAAGTTCATCCATCTTAAATCTTTCCACATCAACTTTATGCTGGTGTGTTGCCCATTGTTCAATTACAGATCTATAGTCTTTTTGAAAAAACTTTTCAATTTCAGGAAGTGATTTTACTTTTTCTGGATTAAGTTGTTCTTGAGCTTCTGGAGAATTAGGATCTAAACCTTGCTCAATAAGTGCTGAGATAATTTTAGTTTGAGCATCTGCCATAAGAGTTTCTTCTACAAGTACTCTTTTTTGCTCAAGCATTTCATTATATGAAACATCATCAACAGCACGGTATGTAAGTTTAGTAGATCTTTTTGCAAACTCAGCTACTAAAACATTAATAACATTTGGAATAATAGGATAGAATTTTAATTCAAGAGCAGAAGCATCTTCTTTAGTGAGCAATTCTACAATGTCTCTATACTCATTATTTTCTTCAACTATGTAATCTCCTCTATCAATAATACCTTTAGCTAACTTATAGTTTTTCATTAGCCTTCTAGCATTTCTTCTGATTTGTCTAAGACCATTCCATTCTAACCAGTCCAGATTCCATGCGGCCCATTGCTCATCCTTTTCCTTTTTAGGAAGGAATTGTAAGGGTTGAGTTACACTACCCAAACGGTTGTGTTCAACCTTGGCTCCCTTTTTCAATTGCATTGCGTTATATACCTGCATAGCTTTTATTTAATATTTTTGAAAGGTGATCTTTTAACACTTTGAGAATTAAAAGATGAGCCATTCCCCATATTACGGAAAGGGCTCTTATTTAATTTAAACAAATTTTCTGACTTTTGCAAGTTTTTAGAGGTATCATCTGTAATATGTCTCCTTAAGTAACCTCTATTTGATTGTTGTATTTTCATAAAAGATACAAGAGCTGCAAAAGATACTAATCTATCCACATTGACTCTATCTGAATATTCTTGCATTTCCCTAATTAACATTGGATCAGGAATTCTTTCTATACCATATTTGGTTCTTACAATTGTTCCATCAGGTTTTGTTTCAATATCCAATTCTTCTTTAGTATATTCAATAGCATAACTTAACATGTGTGCTTTAAATAATGTACCGGTATTTTTCCAGCCGTATTCTTGATATACATTACCATTAGCACTAAGATCTTTTAAGAATAGTATCTGACTCTTAGGTACTAGATATCTTTGCTTTCTTCTAGATATCATATACTGTATAAAGTAAGAAATGTTATTCTCAACCAGAGCCCAGGCATTATACCATTCAATAATTAACTCCAGCATCTGATGAGTTTTATTAATGTCATCATATCTACCACACCATGCTGCTACAATCTTACCTTGTTCTATGTAAGTTTCAGTTTCTCCACTGCTTGATTTTGTTACTTCAACTGGAGCTTTCATTATATAGATAGAACATAATGATTCTGATGTTGTAGTTTTACCTTCTCCTACCGGGTCAATTGAAGCATAGTAAGTTCCAAATGATGGATTATCTACAGGTCTTTCCCAAACAACAAGACATCCAGTTTTATCTTCTGTTTTCTTATTAATAGGAAATTCCATTATTGGTCTTTTATTACTTGTCTTTACAGAAGGTTTTCCAGTCTCATCTGTAAAAATATCTAAGTATTCAAAGCCATAGTCTTTATCTTCAATTCTTCTTTGTTGGGCAGCAAGTAAATGTGTAGGGAAAACAGAAACACTTCTGTTTGCAAAAGCTTCATGAATGTTTCTAGGGTGCTGAGAGATTCTTAACTGATATTCTTCTGGAGCAAGTTCATCCTTCCATTGTTTAAACTGTTGATTCAAAGCTTCTAATGCTTCTTCTACAAGTGAATTACCATAATCATCTATGTATGGAGGCATAGACCATTGCTCAGGAATAAACAAACCTGAGAGACCTGTAGTACCTTTATCATCTATCAAATCTGTTTCTACAGCATAAATATCTTTTGCTGTAGGATTTAAGATCATATCTTTTAGAGGTAAGCATTGACCTAAGTCACCCACAGATCCCGCAGCTATAAACATCCCTGTAGTAATTAAACCAGATCTCATTGCTGGTCTCATATACTCATATGTCTGATCCATCTTAGGAGCAATCCCGGCCTCTTCATGAAAGAAGTATTTAACCGGACCCCCTACACCATTTGTTGGATCCTTCTCAAATGACATACCTTGTATGGTACCTTTAAGACCTACTTCATTCTTTCTGTCTCCTTTTCTTACCTCAATCTTTTGTTGCCACATCATGATCTTATCCGGTGACATTGGTCTATACCATGCAGTATGTTCATTTAGAAAGGCAGCATATTCTTGTAAGAATTTCCAGGAACCTTTCTCATTGATATAATCTTTAAGACTGGCTCCAATTTTAAGAGTAACCCCTGCTTCAAACCATTGCTGATTGATAAACTTACCCATATGAAAATAAGAAGAAGCAATCTGTCTTTTCTTAAGAATAGCTGAATGCTTATAACTTAACTCTGCAAGTAACTCATATAAAGCAAGATGATACTGAGCATCCCGGATCTTAGCAAAGTCAAACTTCTGTTGTTCTTTATCAAAGATTGGAAGAAAGTTTAACCACATGTAGTACTCTCTACATACAAACCATTCGTGATCTTTGTCCTTAACAATTATACCTTTTCTGCATTTTTGTTTTTGATCATCCCAATAGTTTATGTAGTCTTTTGATTTAAAGGGAGATGCACAATATATTCCATCTTTTTTAAACTTGACTGACTCTGAAATAAATACTTCATTGGTTGTTTCGTTGAAGTTGTACTCTCCAGGTGTTTTGAAAATTCTGTTAAGGATGTACTGTTTGAATTCTTCTCTAGATTCAAAACTTGTAATTGTCCATTCTCCATTGTCATAGGTTGGTATGTCTTGATAAATTTCACTCATTACATGTCATATGCTAGTCCTTGTCCTCCGCGCACCTTGCTGGATTGTTCTTCTTGTAGATCTTTGTAGGCTCCTTTGAATGAAGCTCTAATTGCATCATAGTTTTTGGCTGCAGCAATTAAAGAATTAAAGTTACCATCCCGTCCATGTGTAATAGGGGTATTTTCCATATATCTACCTAATCTATCTAGCATGGTTGCAATACCTTTGTATGCTCTGGATGTAGGTGTTTCATACATTCTTTCACAAAACTTTAATGCTGCAAGGATTGTGTCATCCTCAGTAGAGAACTCTGCTTCAATCTCTTTTAGAATAATGAATTCTTTATCCTGCTCCGGAACAAAGAAAAAAGGATTCATATCTGGATTAGGACAGCACATATAAAATAAGTACAAGTAAACTTTTAAGTAGTCTTCTGGATATTCATCCATGACATCTTTTAAAGCCTTTAATGTATAACAATGTTCTGTAGGAATGACTTTACCGTTTTGAACATCAAAGAGTTTTGCAAACATGTTATTTCTTTTTAATAAAAGTAGGACTTTCTTTTATATGGTTAATTATAGCAATAACTTCATCATATAAATAAGGTACTAGAATCGGTGTAAGATCTTTAACAATAGGATCTCCATTTGTATCTTTCTTTGCAATAGGATATCCCCAATTATCTTTACCATCTGTTTCAAATGTAATATGATGAATGTATATATTTCCAGGCATTAACTTAGGGTTATGCTTCAGTATAATATACATATAAATACTCAATTGTAAAGCATAATGGTAAAAGTTACAATCATCTAAATGAGAAACAGGATGGAGCATCTTCTCTGAGATACCTTCCCAGTTCTTGAATGACTCCATCTTAATTTCTTTATTTGTTTTGTAGTCAATGATATTCACTCTACCATTTATTACTTCAACGAGATCTGACTGGCCACAGATGCCTGCAGACTTTAAATAAACCATATGTTCTGGATATACTCCTGCATCTAATTTCTGAGCAGGTGCGTATTTTATACCATCTTTCAAAGGAAGAGGTGAAAAAACAGGAACTGTAATTCCTTCTCTTTCTATTGAAGCTAGAGAGCATAAATCATCTTCTCTTTGATTATGATACCATGTTCCCAAGTCTGTAGCTCTCTTGGCTTCATTACTCCAAATTTCTTGAATAATCTTAGGCTCTATTCCAAACCATTTTGATCCTTCTTTTTTAGAAACTTTTTCTGCTGTTTTTTTAGCATCAAAAGGTTTCTTTAAAGAGGATACTACTGTTGTTACACTATACCAAAGAATATTATTCTCGGCATCTAAACTTTTGTAACTGTGATCTTGTGCATTAAAAAATATACTCATTTTTTATAAATTATCTAATTCATCTTCTTTTTTCTCTGAAACTATTGATCCCCATTTCTTTGCTGGACATGCTGTAGAAAGAGCTCTTGTTTTAAATGATAATGAACATCCACATATAGAACAACATGGCTGACTCCCAGGCATTACACATTCTTTAC